AACACCAAAAACTGGAAGTAGCAGTACATCAGAGTTCTTAATTAAAAACATCGACGACCCAGATGCAATCTATACAGAGATTGACGACACAGGAATTCCTGGCACATTAAACCCTCATATTGTAAATCGTAATCGTCCTTTTAAATATTTTCATTTTAGCTTAAATGATTTAATTCGTGAAGGAGTAATTACACCTGATATTATAATGAACTATCGTTGTATTAGTGTATTAAGAAATCCTGTAGATAGACAAAAAAGTTTTTATTATTTTATGAAAAAGTGGTGGGCACCAAATACAGTTGCTACTCTTGAAGAATACAAATCATTTTCGCCTGACGGATATTCGTTAAGACGTGAATATAATACAATGCTTAAACAAACAGATTTATTAATGTATGAAGGTAAATTACGTGGTGAGTTTTGGTTATACGAAAATTTAGAAACAGAACTTAACAAATTGATGGAAGATTTAAATATAGAAGTAAAACATCCAATGCCAAGACATAAGTCAGGATTTAGAAAAGACCGTCACGCAGAGATTGAATTTGATGATGAAGTAATGAATAGTTTACGTAATCATTTTAAATTAGATTTTGAAACATATGAAGAATTAACAAAGTGAAAGCATATATCCTAAGACATGATGATCCGAAGTCTCACGAGTACGCAAAGATGTGTGCTGAAACTTGTGATGTGATTGATTTGAATTGGGAATATTTTGATGGTTGGTCTAATTGCACAGGTCGTATGGCTTGGTGTGAAACTGGTATTCGTATGAAGTTTTACGAACCTATGATGGAGATTGATAATCCAAACCAACATCAAAAGGCAAACATTTGTTCAGCTGGACATGGAGCAATATGGAAAAAGATTGCTGATGGTGATGATGAAGTTGGTATTGTATTAGAACATGATGCAATAATGTATTATAAGCCAGATATACATGTACCTGATAACTTAATCGTTGCGCTTGGTTATAAATTACCTAACTATCATGATTATAGATTTTTAGATGCCAAGAACGAACCTAGAGAATTAATACCTGTTGCTGGGCACGAAGGCGCTCATGCATATATGATGACAAAATTAACAGCAAAGAGACTTATAACAGAAATAGAAAGACGCGGTATATTAGGTGCTGTTGATAATGCGTATTTCATTAAAGGACAACGCAGAACAAAGGTACCTTTAGCAATTATGTCACCAACACCTGCTATAGGATATTTAAGAGAATCTACGATTTGGAGTCAATCTGCGAACAGAAACTATAAATTTATTGACACATTCGCAAAATATTATAAATAAAAGTACTAGCAAATTAAATTTAGGAAAATATTAATGTCAAGCTTATTAGAAAAAGATACGACATCGCCATCAGCGGCATCTGTTGATGACCAAAGAGACCTTGATAATATCAAAGACACTGATAATAAAGATATTAAAAAGCGTAAAGATAAAAAGAAAGACCAAGATACCGGTAAAGGTATTGTTAAAAAGGACTCATCAAAATCTTTTGACGCAGACAAATATGTCGATACCGAACCTACAATCAAAGAGGCTGTTTCAGGAACCGCAGTTATCACATTTGGTAGAATGAACCCTCCGACGGTAGGCCATGAAAAACTTGTAAATAAAATTATTTCTGTTGCCATTGATGAAAAAGGTACCCCGCTAGTATACCTTTCAAAAACACAAGATGCAAAGAAAAATCCTTTAACATACGACCAAAAATTAAAATATGGACAATCCCTGTTCGGCCGGAAGTATGTTGTAAAATCTAATGCAAGGACAATCATCGAAGTAGCAAAAGAATTACAGAAAAGTTATTCAAGGCTCGTCGTGGTTGTAGGTTCAGATCGCATAGGCGAATTTAATACTCTCTTACAAAAATATAACGGAAAAGATTATACTTTTGATTCTATTGAAGTTGTATCTGCAGGTGATAGAGATCCTGACATGGATGATGTTTCAGGAATGTCAGCAAGTAAGATGAGAGCATATGCTGCAGATAACGATTATGCAAGTTTCAAAAAAGGTGTACCTACAAGAAACGAAAACCTTATTAAATCTTTATTTAACGATGTTCGTAAAGGATTACGTATTAACGAAGAATTAAATTATAATGTGGACCAATTCCTTGCTGAAAGAGTAAAGGATGGTAAAGTAGATCCTTTATCACCTATGGGTAAGACAAAATTAACAGGTGCTGAAGTTGCTCAATATTATAAAAATAATCCTAGAGCAAAGTCTGCAGCCAATCGAGACGACAAAGTTAAGTTAGGAATTGAATTAGCATTAGACCTTTCAGGCAATATGAATTACGCAGTGAAAGAAATTGATAAACTCAAAAGAAACCTTTCCAAACATCCTGAAGTTCAAAAAGCATTAAGACATGCAAATGAAGAAGTTAATCCAGATTTATATCGAGCAGCTTCTATCCAAGAACGTTTACAAAAAGAAGACGATAAAGAATCAAAGAAACAAAAGCAATCACCTGGATACTATAAAGGTTTAGGTAATTCAACAAAAGATAAGCGTCAAGCGCAATTCGCAAAGCAATCAAAAATGGATGATGATAATCCAAAAGCATATGAACCTGCTCCTGGTGATGCAACTGCCGAAACAAAACCATCTAAGCATTCAAATAAATTTAAGAAAATGTTTGGTGAAGCAGTTAAAAGTAATTTAGAACGTGCAGGTTTAAAAAGACCTCATCAATTATTAAGACAAGATAATACAGTTAACTTTGACTATAGATTTAAAATGTATGGAAAGGCAAAGGAAATAGAAGCCGTAGAAAAATCAAGAGCCGAAGTCGAAGCTGAAATAACAGAACAAAGAATCCGTGAATTGGAAAGTTTAATCGAGCAAGTAGAATTCGTTAGTGAAAAATCAAATCCTGAAAAATCTTTAAAAGATAAAGCAGAAAAGAGTGGAATGCCTTACGCAATATTAAAGAAAGTATTTGATAGAGGTGTTGCTGCATGGAGAACAGGTCACAGACCTGGTACAACTCCTGTTCAATGGGGATTGGCAAGAGTGAATAGTTTCGCAACAAAATCACCAGGCACTTGGGGTAAAGCTGATAAAGACTTGGCTGATAAAGTTAAATAAATGGATAGTATAAATAAATTAAACGAAACTGGTGGGGCTGGTGATTGGGGAACTGATAAGGCTCGAGCAAGATTACAAAAGGACACTCCAGGACAAGAGATTACTAAAGGAAAAAAGATGAAAACTTTTAAGGACGTATTACAAGGTATAGACGAAGCGTATCGCAAACCTACTGCCGCCGAAATCAAAAAGGATAAAGAACGTGAACGCAAAGCTTCAGGTAAATCACGTTCAAGCATGTCTCATAGTTCTGCTAAAAAGAATATGTATGGCAAAATGATGGGTGGTCTTAAAGACGAGGTACAAGAAGAAAACTATGCTCAGGATTTAGATCTTGCTCAAAAGAATATGGCAAGACTTTCCCAAAAAGAAACAGGTCAAGATAAGAAAGACTATCAAGCAGTAGCACGTGCTCTTAACCAAGGTAATCTTGGTGCAGTTAAGAAAGTAATTAAAGGTATTTCAACAGAGGAAATCCAAGCTGATATATTAAATGTACTTGTAGGCTATAATGCCTTAATTGCTAAAATGTATCCTAAGGCAACAGATAGCAAAGGTAATCTTAAAAGCGGCATGACTGTTAGTAAACTAATCGCAGAAGGTACTGAGGTAGTTCAAGAAGCAATGTCTGAAAGAGATAAAAAGAAAAGACTTGCTATGATTAAGAAAGCGGTTGAAAAGATTAACAAACAGAATGCTGATAAGGCAAAGAAAGACGCACTTGCCATGATGAAAGCATCAGGTATGTTTGATGAAGATGTTGACTTTCAAGAATCTATAGAAGAAGTAAGTTTCTCAAGACCTGGTAAAGGCGAAAGAATTGTAGGTGATTCTAAATTTGAGATTCTAAAATATCCAAGCGGATTATATTCAATTAACTTTGTGAATGTAAGAGACGGAGATATCTTTATCGGTAAAGAAGACTTACTTAGATTCCAAAAATTTATGAGTAAGGTAAGACTATAATGAAAACACTAAGAGAGGCGTTAGCCGAAGTAAGAAATAATGAAACTAGAAAATTAATGGAAGTAGGACCACGCGGTACTAATATTTCCGTTCAAGTAAAAGGCTTTCGTGGCAACCTCCAAAAGTTTGACCAAATGGCTTTAGATAGCATTGGATATAATCTAGGTGCTTTACTTGATATTGATACTGATTCTGCAGAAGTAACTTATAAAGGCGATATTGCCATATATACTTTTGATGAAGATGAATCAGGTTACTCTGACAGTGATGTAAAAATGATGTTTAGAGAAGCATCAAGAACAGCAAAAGATAGAACAAAATATTCAAAAATAACAGCAGACAATTTCAAAAAGTTTGATAGTACTGATGATTTCCCAGGCAGAGATCCTATTGATGAATATTATGCCGAAGCTCATATGAGAAATATGGCAAACGGTAAAGGATTTGTTTACGGAGTTAAATTAGTATAATGAAAACTTTCAGGGACTTTTTGGAATCTATTGATGAAACAGTATCTGAAATGACTCATAGGTTTGTGTTTGATAAAGCAGTAAACCTTGATAAGGCAGAAAAACTAGCTAAAAGTTTTAAATTAAAAACAGATAGTGAAACTCAAAGTAACTATTATTACTTAAGTGTTGACGATGGTGGCAATACCAATAACCTTGTGAAATGGTTAAAAGCAACTGATGGTTTACATGAGCAAGTTACTGAAGGATCCGAATCGTGGGAAGATGGATTCAAAAGACGCGTCGTAAAGACAACAAAACCTGAACATAAAAATGATGGTTATAATTGGCGTATTAAAGGCAAGGATAAAGACCATCTATCAATCAAATTATATAAAAATAAACCTGACTTTGCTGAGTTTAAGAAACAAATGAAGAGAGTCGCAGGACACGAATTCGGAGGATAACGTGGATAGAAAAGAAAGAATGGATGCGGAAATCAAAAAAGTTATTGATGGTCGCACAAAAGAATTTAGAGAAAAGCTTGCTAAGTTAGCATATGAAAAGATTAAAGCCCAGCTTGTTCCAGAAAAGGAACCATTAAAAGGTTACCCGCACAACGAGTCAGTTGAATTACAAGAAAAAGAATTTGTAATTAAAGTTGATAAAGCAGGTCCTCAAGGTAAAGATCTTATTCAAAAGATAACAGCCAAAGACCAACAGGATGCAGTAAAACAATTCCGTAAGCAACATCCAAGACTTAAGAATGATACGGTTGATGTTAGACAATTATCAACTATGAAAATGAAAGGCGGTAAGTACGTATTTACAAAAGATGACGTTAACGAAGAAGTTACAATTAGTTTGGACGAATCTGTATTGGCCGAAAGATTAAGATTAAGAAGTCCAAATAAAACAACTACGATTGATATTGACTACATTGGAAGTTCATCTGATATTAACCAATCGCAAAGAGAATACAATATCAAAATTAAAAAGACAGGTCGTCAAATGGCTGACGTTACTGGTAAGAAAGGCGATATTGTTAAGTTCTTACAAGGTGATGCATACGCAATGGACGATGAAGATATTAAAGATCTTTTTCCTGAATTACTTGAAGGTATGAGAGAACTCGAATCTATGTTTGGATTGCGTGCAACCGATTGGCGCAAATTAGTTAAGAAACATAAAAGAGATATTGATGCATTCCAAAAAGGTCGTAAAGATTTACCTAAAAATGTTGAAGACGAACTATTAGCTTGGGCAATGGATAACGGTGAAGTTCGAAGCAAAGACGATGCTGAAGACTTTATTGATATTGTTCTTAATGCTCATTTTGAACAAGAAGGTGATACTCTTAATGAATTGAATGCAAGATACGGTTTACCTGATATGAAGCAATCTAAAGACCCAAAGGTCAAAAGAGAACTTGCTAAATTAAATAAGGTGCAATATGGATCCTTACAATATATCAGACAGTATAAAGAAGTTGAAGCTGCATTAGATGCAAGCCTTCCTGCGCATAAGCGTAAGAAGTAAAATCTTTTGAAATTAATATTATGAAGTCTATATCTGAATACAGAAGCGCAGTCCTTGAAGAAGAAACCTCCGTTCTCTCTTACGAGGAATTGCATTGTGTTGTATTAGGTTCAGGTGAAGGTGAAAAAACTTTCGCAGGCCTAATGGAAGAGGTATGTACTAAACGTAATATTAAATATGATTTCGTTGATGTTAAGAAAGCTTGGATTGCCGGTGCTGATATTGAAATCGGTAAAGTAAAGATTCGTAATATTGACGGAAAAGATACAGACATCGAAATAGAAACACATAACTCAATTATCTTTGTTAGAGCAGGAGCCATTGAAACTTTATCCTCCCAATCAATGGTTTCTTCTTTACAGGATATTGGTTTCTTAGTTGTTAATGATTTGGATTCAATGTTAGTTTGTGATAACAAAATGTCCAATGCGTTAATGATGGAAAGAAACAATATTCCAATTCCAAAAACATCTATTATATCAAATGAGCAATCCATTGAAGATGCACATAAACGAATAGGCGGCAAGTACCCTGTTATTGTAAAGACACTAAAAGGTACACAAGGTGTTGGTGTTATGAAGGTTGATAGTGAATCATCTCTCAAAGGTGTATGTCAAGCTTTATGGAAATACGACGCTGATTTGTTATTACAAGAATTTAAAGAAATGAATTCTGATATTCGTACTCTTGTTATTGGTGGTAAAATATTAGCATCAGCAGAAAGAATTCGAGAAAAAGAAAACAAAGACTTCAGAAACAATGTTCATTTAGGTGCAAGAACAGAACCATATAATTTATCAAAGAATGAAATTAATGTAATTAAGGCGGCTGCTCGTGCAAGTGGTGCAATGTATTGTGGAGTTGACCATGCAATGGTTGACGGCAAACCTTATATCTTGGAAGTAAATGGTTCACCTGGTATTCGTTCTCACTTTGAAGGATATGATCCTTGGACCGAAGAAAGGCAAGGTAAGATAAGCGACAAGCAAGTATTAGAAAAGATTATACAATTCTTTTCCAAAGATGTCAATAGAAGACCTGTATTTAGACAAGAAGCAGGATATATAGAAACGATTATATTCAAAGGTATGGAAAAGAATCCTGTCCGTGCAAAGTTTGATACAGGAAATAGTGCAAAGGCAAGTATGCTACACGTTGATAGTATGGAAGTGAAAAACAATAAAGTCACTTGGACTAAAAACGGATATAAGTTTGAAGACAAATTATTATACATCTCAAAACCAATGAGAGGTCAAAAACCATTTGATGAAAGGCCTGTTATTGAACATGAGATATATTTTAATAATAAGAAGCACATTGCTGAAATTGCATTATCATTAAAAGATACAGCATCAGAGATGTTGGTAAATAGAAAGTTATTGACAAAGTTTAAAGTTGCTATTAATCCAAATAGACGATTTATATTATCAAACAAAACAGCAAGAAACGACCCATCGGATCACTAATGAAAAAGATAGCAGATTGGAAATACGAAAACTTCGGACTATACGAAGGAGTTACAGTTCCTTTAGAAACTCCAATGATTGAGCTTGACGAAGAACCTGAATTAAATAAACCAAAACGTTCAAGTGGAGATAAGAAATATGTTGTCTATGTTAGAAACCCTGACACAGGTAATATCAAAAAGATTGAGTTTGGTGATGAAAAAGGTGGCCTCACAGCAAAAATTAATGATAGAGAGGCAGCAAAGAATTTTGCATCAAGACACAATTGCGATACTAAAACAGATAAAATGTCTGCGGGGTATTGGGCCTGTCGATTACCTAAGTACGCAAACGAATTGGGACTCAAGGGTGGCGGAGATTATTTCTGGTAAGCCATATATAGATAAAGAAGATATTCGTATCTTTGATGTTGAACAACCCGATGAAGAGTTTGTTTGGCATAGAGACAATGAAGATAGAATTATTGAAGTGTTGAGTGGAGATGGATGGCAATTTCAGCCTGAAGGATCTTTACCTGTATTATTAAAACCCGGTATTGGCTTTACAATAAGAAAAGGCGAATATCATAGATTAATTAAAGGTGTAAACAATTTGGAAATCAGAGTTACTAAATTGTTATAAATAAACATATTAAACAACTTATAAAGAAGGGAAATTAAAAATGGCAATAGGAATTTACGACGGTAAGACCGTCAAAGGACCACTTGATAGTGGCGACGGAATAAAAGAAGCAGGAATCGGCAAATCAGGGTGGCCTTCATGGATGTCCAAGAAGGTCTTGGATGTTGACGATTTTAGTTTTTATCTTGACGAAGAAGATATGGATGACTCAGAAACCGATGGTTATATTGTAAGTCCAAGAGGCTATATTAATCACTTCAATATGTCTAATAGAGGCGGAAGTAACTTTGGTTCTGTTTCGTTTATGTTTGATATAAAAACAGTACTAAAATTAAATGCCAAGTACAAAGTTAACGGTCTTAGAGGAGTACCAAAAAATCCAAAAGAATTATTTCTTTTAGCTCAATTATGTGGTGCAGCTCATTATGCGTATGGAGTTGCGGAGATCGTGGCACATAAGTTATCTGGAGATAAAGATGTATGGAATAATGCTTCTGACAAAATGAAACAGTTTGCTATTGATGTATATACCTTACTTAACAATGCATCAGCTGCCAAGAAGTTTTTCCCACAAGGAATTAGTACTATTGCGGAAGAGACAACAATGAGTTGGAAAGAAATTATTGAAAGCAAGATTGAACAAAAGATTATGGCTAGATTAGAGGCTGAATCTGGAGATAAGGAAGAATACGAAAAGTTCTTTCAATCTGCTTTGAAAAAATTTGGAGTCGAATCTCCAGCAGAGCTTGATGATGAGAAGAAGAAAGAATTCTTTAATTACATCGATGCAAACTGGAAAGGAGATAACGAAAAGGCCGAGGATACTGAAGCTTCAGATACTCTCGAGCCTAAAGCAAAAAAGAAATTAGCTGCTAGCAACTGCGGCAGTTAATTCTATTATATAATAGGAGTAAATTATGTTTTTGATTGATTGGATTAAAAAGCTTTTTGGTCTAAACGAAACTCCTGCTAAAATAGACCCAGTAAAGGAGCCGAAGAAGGCTGCTGTTGCTAAAGGTCCTAAAGTTACTAAAGCTGCGTTAGGTAAACTAACAAAAGCTGGGCTTGAGGCAGAAGGTCGTAAAGCAGGCGTTGAATTAGACAAACGTAAAAAGAAAGCTGATTTAGTTGATGAACTTTACAAAGTTCTAAAATAAAAAATTTATTATTAACGTTAATAAAATAAAAACAAGGAGATAACAATGGCACTATGGGGAAAAACAGACGCAGTAGCTTCAGTACCTAAGTGGCTCGAAGATAGTTCAGATAACACTAACAAGTCTCATGATAAAGACAACGCAGTATTCGTTGACTTGACAGAGGCAGGTGTTGCTGCTAACAGAGCTAAAGGACTTAAAGGTCCAGGTTGGTGGTTGTATCACACATCAAACGGTCGTCATTATGCAGAGTGTTTGGTACCTATGAAGGTATCTGCAGGAGATGCTGGTGACTTAGGTGTAAGTGGTACAGGTGACGATACAGTTGTAGCTGACAGCTAATTCTAAATAGTTAGCCTTTTATTGTTATGAATTTGACAGAATCAACCTTTCTGCTATACGCGATGAAGAACTATGACAACCCTCAGTGTACTGAGATGTCAGAGTTTGAAGAAGATATTAAACGCTTTCAATATTTGCGTAAGCTCTTTAGTCGTTATCGTCAAGATGGCGATTTAAAGGAAAGGTTAATTCTGAACCATCTCATTGTAATATTCAATGTGTTTGGTCCTACGGCAACAAATATGTTATTTATGCGGCTGCATGAATATCACGAATTTTTAAAACCGTTCGTGGAATATTTGAACTATATGCCTGAGGTATTAATATATGATGGATTGATGATAAATTCTAATTCTATTGTAGGAGATGAACTTATCGAACTAAGGTTAAAGGAAATATAAATGGTAGATTTATTCTTAGCATATTCTTTTATTAAGAGGTTAGTAAAACCTTTTAATACTTGGCCTGCGTATAAATTGGGTATTATCGACGAAAAAGGTAATATCTTAATTAAACGCAAGGACTTTGGTAAGAATGAGCAAAAGAAAGCTTTTGGTGTATTTGACCAAATGATATTAAATATCAAAAAGCTTTTAAGTAAATTACCAGGCGGTCAAACAAAATTAGCAAGTTATGCCGCAGCTCTTTGGTTAATTAAAGAAGAGCAAAGAATTGAAGCTACAAATTATTTAACTGAAGCATCTATTGAAAAAGATTTAGATTTGGCTTTAGAAAGATTCTTGGAAGAGAACGGCGTGATTATTGCTGAAGCAGCAAAACGCGAAATGGAAGAAGAACCTGTAAATAATGTCGGCGGTGGAAATATTGCCGGATTAGGAGTAGGTCCTGACGGAGAACCAGGAGTTTCTAAAA